TAAGTTCCCAGAGAACTAAGCGCATTCCAACCCGCAGAGAAACCATTAGGTACAGCATCAGAAGTATAATAGGCATAAACCGTAACAGCCTTAAGATTACCTGCTACCGCCCATGCAGCTTCTGCTGGATTTGGCAAAACTGACGATGATGTAAAATATCCTAAGAAATTGGCCCCTGAAATAGTTGTGACATGTTGATATTTCAACAATTCAGCCAAGATCTTTAAAAAATTCTGATTAAGGGCGGCCGCAATTTCTGACCAAGCACCTTTATTATTAATATTGTTCAGTTCCATACTTCATTAATTTATTCCGGCAAAAATTTTTGTTCCCATAAAATAGCCAATCCGTCCGTTATTCTGATATACCCAGGTCCTACCTCAGTTTGTCGAAATTTTCCATCTGCAAATTCTTTGTTTGAAACAACTCCATACTGAGCTAAATAAGTACTCTCTTTACCATCCGCAGAATATAAAGTAACGTATGGCATTCTATCAAGACCTAAATCATGCATATTTATTGTAAGTAGCTCTGCCCCATCACTGTCAAACATAGAAATCGATGGACATCCATTGCCTGAATCGGGACCAATCTTTATACGATATCCTCCATGCTCAATGTCTATTGTTCCTCTAAACAATCCCCCTAAAGCATATATATAACCTCTTAAAAAGAGATCACCTCCATGAGTGGTGACGAAATTAGCCAGCTCTTCCCATTCATCATCAGTCGGAGGATTCTTTTTGTCATACTTCAGCTTCATCACCGTCCGGATGGCTTGTTCAAATGAACCACCCGCCCAAATCGCAACATCATCATCACTGTTATAGATACCGCTGATACCGGCATTGACCTTCTGCATTACGCCATCTTTATAATTGCCCAGTTGGATCATCGATGACAGAATCAATCCACCAAGAATATCTACCGAACCATTTTTGATAGCATCCACTAAGTACGTCAATGATTGGAATTCCGCCATAGACTTGTCGTTGTCAAGAATGGACGGCTTCCAATCCGTTGCTATGGAGCCACGTTCTAGTTGAATTTCACAAATTTCTGCGGTACCGCTGACAAGGAATATACCACTACCACCAAACACAAACTTGTGGGTATATCTTTTATAATCGGCTGTGAGACTCTGAGCCACGTTATAATTACCGCAACTGATAGCCAGATTCGTACCTCTTGCTTTAAATGATATGACATAATATTCACCTTCAATCAATGAAACGGTTTGTGACAAACTGCCAATCGAAGCACTATATCCAGAAGCTGAAGACGTTTCACTATTAACAGCTGCTATACCCGTCCAAAATTTCAAGGCCTTGCTGTACAATTCAGAATCCGACTCAAGTGATGAATTGGAATCCAGTTCTTCAGCTGCATAACTACCGGTAAATCCTGTATTACGTAATAGGTTGACAGAACCTACAGTGGCATTGGCAATCGCTTCTTGCGCTTTAGCCGCAGCATCTGCAGCAGCTTGTATATCTTCAGGCAGACCCTCCAGGTTCTTCCAACCAGTAGACCCTTTTTCTATATGGAACGAGCCTTTAATGTCAACACCCTTTTCCTGGGTATATTCGATGTAGGTACTGCGCTCCTTGTCACCAACATAAGTGTCCCCATATATCCGAACTTTGGCATGTCCGGTTGTACGATCATACTCGAATGCCATCACTTCTTTACCGACCAACGTAAAATCATTGATACCTTGATAGAAGATAATGCTTGGAGCTGTTTCAGCTACAGAAGAAATGATTATGGCAGATTGGCGCACTATGTCATCGCGATGACCCAAACCAACAATATCATCACCGGCAGCGGGTATGTCTGAATCGGCAGCACAGGTGGTTATTGACAGATCTATGTAATCAGCACCTATACCAACTACCTCACGCCAATAGAAACGATTGCCGACATGATGAGAGACCCCAACCTTAACATTGCATTCTTGGCAGATTGCCAATTGTCCGACAACAAATTCATTTCCGATTTCAATACCCTCTTCTTCAGCCTTCATGTAACAGCGATAAGCTGATTCCAATGTCTCAACACGAATACACCTCATGCCTGCAGGAGCGACAATTTGTTCACCACCCACAAAAGTCTTTTTCTTAACCTCAAGTGCATCAAAATAAGCCTTTATCCTGACATACAGACGGTCAACCACGGCTTGTGATGTGCCATCTTGAAGTACTGTAATGCCACTACCATTCTCACCGACAAGGAATCCTTTGAGGAAAGTAATTAATTCTTTTGCTGTGTCTGCTTGGTCTTTGCGGAGGTATTTCTCATTCATATAATCCGTTGTAACCATATGACCAAGTAAAGCATTGAATGCATCCACCACCTTTTGCCAGTTTCTGTCAAGTTTCAATCGAACATCCTTACCGGTATCTTGCTGGCCGTTCCATGGAACGATACTTTCAAAGTCAAGGTTCAGATTTATCTTGTTTTCTTCTGTTTCTTCTGCCATATCAGTTCAGTTCAAGCATTATACCATTAAATTCGAGCAGCAAGGGCTGCCAGCATGTCTTTTCTTCCAATGTATCCATATCAATGAAGTTCAACAGATAGTCATTGTATCTGGTACGGTCCTTCCGGTTGCCGGCACGAAGTTTGGCATGTTCCACAGTCACTATTCCATGGCTTCTGTTCTTGTCCATCGAATAGCTCATGAAGCTGAAGGAAAAAGTTTGTCCTTTGTCCGTCAACACCTTCATCTGTTTTATCGCTTCAAATACATTCATGACACGAAGATAAGGGTAGTCCTGTTTTCAAAAAAGGACAAAAAACCGCCTACCCTCACGGGCAGACGGGAAAACGATAGAGTTACAAAATCATCTCCTTATCTTTAGATACAGAAGAAATGCCAATACCAGAAAAAGAAATATCCTGTGGTACTTCGGTGCGGGTTCTTCTTTAGACTCTGATTCTTTGGAAACCTGCACATCCGTATTATTTTCTTTAGTTTGCATCATGACATGATGGACTGAACTGTCCCGTTCCTTTTCATGCCTATGTGACATTTGGATCCGTTTCTCCAGATACGTGTCCGTCACTTTCCCGGCAGAATCAAATATCGGCCGGTATTGAAGCACTTCCATAGTCCAGCTTTTGTTCCGGCGTTCCAATAAACGGCGGAAAGCAAAGCTGTCCATCTCCTCTTTACAAGCAGATAGTGCAATACTATCAACCTGCTCACTCTTCTCCATGGAACGCTTGCTCTTGCACGACTGCATGCATATTCCCATGATCATTACCGCGGAGAACATCAGGCAACAGCCCAATATAAGATAAATACTTCTCATAACCAACCTAAGACTAATTTTGCACGATTCAGAAATTCAATACGTTGGGTCAATCCATTACGGCCACCGTTCACTTTCTGTGTTACCCTTACGATGTCATCATGGTCAGCCCATACATTAATGTTGCGGACATCCCAATACCATCCGGCGACCATAACGGCCAATTGTGGATTTTCAACCAGCTCAGGGTATGTGAGAATATCTATATCTTCGTCATAATTCAGTACCAACCAATCCTGGAATCGCTGGTAATTCTCTCTCCCTGTCAACTGGATGAGTCCCCTGCCCTTGAATTTTACTCCATCTCCTGGAAAGACATTGCCCAAACTCTCACGGCCTTCGTAAGCTTCGCCTGAAGCCAACTCACGTACATATCTGAGTGAACCGCTTTCCACAGCCAATTGTGCCAGAAAATGACATTGTCTTATGGCTGTATCAATACCAAACCGCAGGATCGTTTCATTCAGGTATGGAAGATAGGTGCGGATGTTATCTGCCGTTGCATGTGGCATAATGCTTTTAAGCTGTTCCGCTGTTATCGGACTGATTCTTTTGTCCATGGTACTTGTTTATTTTATAATGGTAATCTACACCGAACAGGCAGCCAGAGAAGGTACTGATTTCTCCGAAAGCTACCAGTACGGAATTATGAATCTCGCCAATTGGAGACACCCAAAACCCCATCATGATGAGTACAAGACCTGCCAAGGCCAGTACTACGGCGGTTGCCAATTGGATGTTCATTTTTCGTTCTCTAGTCATATGCACAATGTTTTGATGCAAATATCGTTCTGACAAGTTACATATAAAAGGACACCTATCTGCTCACATTTGCCTCCAACCGGTCGAGTTTTTTCAACCCGTCACGAATGGTACGTACATCTAGCGGGATGCCCAGATTAGCCATTTTCGAGGTGTTCTCATTGCCCGTCTGCAGCAGGACGATAATACGGTTAAGCAACTGAACCACCTGTCCGTCATTGACCGAAGCCACGGAAGAAACCGAAGCTGGAGTACTCTGACCGGAATATCCACCCGAATAGCGCCCGGCACGGGTACGGATGCGTTCCAGTATCTGAGTCGTATCTAGCCAACGGATGCTGCCGTCTTTCTGCGCCAAGTCGAATACGTCGAGGAATCGCTTCACATGCGGATTAGCCACCGCTACATGATTGGCAACAAACTCATTCTTATGCACGGGTATCATACCCGCTACATCATTCGGATCACCATGTGATGTATAACCTTCTACATAATCTGATGAATAACCACCGCTTTTCAGACCCTTTGCTTCGTCACGTTGTTGCTTGGCCACGGCTATCTGCGCCGCACCGGCTACGATGGCAGCTGCAGCGGCAGCAGCACCCAAGGCAGGACCAACAACCGGAATACCTGCCATCGCTTTGTAGGCTTCCATCGCTGTGATGGCAGTGGTTGCAGTCACTTGCAGCACAGCAGCGGCAAACTGCTTGTCGGCATACTTCTTCTTGATAGCATTGATTTCAGCTTCCTTCTGTTCCTCCAGCTTGGTCGTATCCTTGCCTGCAGCCTTGGCAGCAGCTATCTGTTTATCATATCGGCTTTCTACCTTTTGAATTTCACCATCCATCAAGGCAGAGAACAATTGGCTGAAACTACCCGCCAAGTCTGCTACTACCTGCATAGATGCCTTCTGTATTTCGGCACGTCGCTCGGACTTTTCTCGAGTAATCTCAAGCATCTTGTCCTGGTATTCTTCTTCCGATATCAAGTCTGCATCGCGCTGTGCCTGGAGGATGGCTTCGCGACCTTCTAGGGAGGCTTTGAATTTCTCTATCAAGTAGTTATCCTCTTCTACTTCATCCTCTACTTCAATATCCATTGGTTTTACAACGGCTTTTTTCTGAAGCTCTGCATATTTACGATCTGCTTCTGCAAGCATCTTGTCCATCACTTGTACTTGCAGGTCAGATGCATCCTTACCGTATTTCTCGTTAAGAGACTGACGCTTGAAGAGAGAATCCAGTTCAAGTTGGTACATTTCTTGTTGGTATTGTTCTTCAGTAGAGATACCTTGCAGATGAAACCATTTGATTTGTGTCAGTTTCTCATTTTGAGAACGCTCCAACTGCTTCAGTTCTGCTTGATATTGCTTCTCCAATTCCTTATCGTCAGGTTCAATGGTTGGAGTACCGGAAGTTACGCCGCTACCTGATGGTAACTGATTGACTAACTGAATCAACTTCTTCTTTTCTTCAAGCAGTGCATTAAGTTCTACAACCTTGTCGTGTGCTTCATGATCAAGCCCACGAATCAATGCACGCTTCGCTCGGTCATCAATATCGGTACGCGACAGGATGATGGCTTTCTGTTCCTCATAGTATTTACGGAAAAGAGCCGTTTCTTTGGCAAGCTTGTCTTCTATGATACGGATTTCCGCTTCTGCATCCTGTTTCAAGTCTTGCTTCTGCCGATCATTCAGCGTATCGAGGTTCTTTGCCCTCAAGTCAATGTCTCCCATACGATTCAAACGGGATTCCGCTTCGGACAATTCCGCATTCATTCCTTTCAGTGATTGCGTATTTTTATCGGTGGAATCGCGGAAAATCGTAAAATAACCCACAGCAGCCGTTACTCCGGATATCAACAATCCCCATGGTGAAAGCTTGGTAGCCTTACTGAATAAGTTAGTAGCCAATGTTGCCAATTTGGTGATACCTTCGTAGGCTTTGGTAGCCATAGTTGCACCTTTCACCAACAAGGTATAAGTAGCGATAGCAGTACCGGCAGTAAGGATAGCACCCTTGTATTCAAACAGCACACTTACTATGGCACTCAGACCTTTCACTGTCAAGCTACCTGTACTCACCATATACTTCATCACTGGAAGAAGCTGCTCTCCCAATTCACGACGAATGTCCGCAAAACGTTCCTTGGCTTTGTCAAGCTCAGCTTGTACGGTATTGTTCTTCACATTGAATTCGTTCACAATCGAAGTTCCTTCAGCAAAAGCTTCGCTCGCTTGCCGTTGCTCCTTTCGCACCTTGGCCACATTGCCCGCCAATGTTGAAATCACTCCAGCTGCTTCCGCACCACTCAGTTTCATCTCCTTCAGCACAGGAGCCATCTTGTTCATGCCTCCAAGGTTACCCAAGGATTCCAGGAAGGAAAGAATAGCAGCATTCACATCCTTTTCCATCAAGTCGGAAAACTCCTTCACATCCATACCTGCTAGCTTGGCGTACTTCGCCGGTTCTTGATAGATTTTCATGATAAGTCCCGACAATGCGGTAGATGCCATTTCGGAACGGAGCATATTTTGGTCGAGTGCCGAAGCGAAACCCATCACATCGGTAATGGCAAGGTTCGCCTGCTTGGCCACACCGCCCATGCGTGCCGTGAACTCTACCAAGTAGGGTTCGCTCGCGCTGGAGTTCTGAGCCACGGAGTTCACCGCACTACCGATGGCAAGCATGTTTTCCTTCATGCTCTTCGATGAATCACCGAACATGTCAGAAAGCTTGCCGATATTCTTGATAGCATCTTCGCCCAAGTCTTCACCAAGCGCCACATTGATCATGTCGGCCGCTTCCACGAATTCCAATACATCCTCCTTGGCTTGGATGCCCAAGCGTCCGGCTGTACCTGCCAACTCGTTAAGTTCCGTGCGTGGTGTACGGGTATCCATCTTCTTGAGCTCCTCGTTCAGTGCCTTCACTTCATCCTTGGCCATACCGGTGTATTTGGTCACTTGGCTTTCGGCTTCCTCCATCTCGGCAAACTCATTCACGCAACCACGTACCGTCAAGGCCATACCCGTCAGTGTAGCCACGGCACTGGCACCGATGGCGGCATAGCGATTGAATCCGTCGGCCAACTTGCCCAATGAAATCCCTGTACCTTGAGCTGATGCACGAACTTCCTTGAGCCGGGCATCGGCTATCTTCAAGTCAGCTTGCAATTGCTTCCATTTTTCAGTACCGGGCACGGTATTGTTCAGTTCCCTCCGAAGTTTGGCCGCATTCTGTCGGAGTTCATTGTAGGTATATCCGGTTTTGCCCGCTTCTTCACGCAAGGTACGGGCTTTCTTGTTTAGAAGGTCAAGGGTGGCACTCATCTGTTTGTACTCATCCGTACCATCCTTTCCTTCCTTTCTCATCCTGGACATTTCCTCCTTGAGCTTGGAAATCTCATTCTTTGTTTCCTGTAACTTACGTGCTGCATCCGCATTGTCTATGCGGAGCGCTATTCTGAAATCACTTGTACTTACACCCATTATTCAAACTATCTTTTTGACAAAAGTAGCTGCTGCTTATACCTTACAAAAGGACATAAAAAAAGCTCCGCCGACTCTCACGAGTAAGCAGAGCACAAGAAAAATTCAAAATATAGAAGAACATAAAGATTCAGATATCAAGCCATCTCCCGTCATCCAGCCACACACCTCCATCACGCCATTTGCCGTCTGCCAGAATCCAACGTTTGTATGCTTCTGTATCTGCTATATGGATAGGATAACAAGTCAAGCTCCACCTTTTCTGTTTCTCTCCTTGGGCGATGGTAAAATTCATTTCCCGGCACACAAACCGCTTGTTGCGTATCACGAAAATCAGATGTGCATCCGGAAGATTCGGATCCGAAGTGTAGAACTTGTAGCTCTTTGTGGTATCAATGTAGTATACACCACTGTAGAGTTCAGCATCCAGTACTGGAAGCCGCAAAGAGTATTGACTATCCACCAAGCTTCGCGGTTCAAACTCCAATCCTTCAATCAATAACTGAAACTGGCTGTCACTCATCGCCAACGGGTATCCAATGGGAAGATTAGGACCAAGTACATTCTGTGTTCCTTGAAGTCCATGCCAGAAAGCCAAATACAAACGGCCACTACCCATTTCTTTACTATCCGTATGTCCCGACTCTACCAATTCTGAAATATTCATATCAGAAGTATCTTCCGTTTCATTGGAGGTATCGCAATCGTCAATGGCAGGTATCAACCAAATATAATCGGCTACCTTGTCACGACCATCATAACAAGAAACAGCATAATAAACTTGGGCACAAGGAATAAATTTCAGCAATACTTCCTCTCCGCCCCTGTCCAGATTGGCATATTGGTTCACTTCACGAAGCGGATACATCCCATCTTGGAAGAGAGGCAACTGATACGGACGATACACATATTGTCTATCTGTACTCGTATCGATGCAGATGGTTCGGTTGGGGGTATTCGCTTTGAAATAAATCCCAGCGTTGAGCAAGCTCGGTTGTTCCACCTTTTCACATAGGTTCACAAGGCTCTCGCTCATCTTGGCAAAACGGAAATACTCCGAATCCGGCAAGTCATAGCCTACATTGGCGTTTGTCATTAGCATGGCATTGTCTTCATCCACTTCCACCTCGTAGTCATCTTCCACCGCACTTAGATGCACTTCTTCAGCTGCAATATAGAATTGGTTGGCAAACACAATATCCACCGTCCGGTCTCGGTTGTTTACCACCAATACCAAATTGAACATCCGTTCCAGATTCTCAAAAAAATCCTTTACGCTCCACCCAGGCAGCATTTTAGAAAATTGGAAAGTGTTTATGTCATGTACCACTATCAATTGACTATACCGGCTCTCTTCCAACTGGTTTACACCGATTGTATAACCCAAAGCTATCAGGATACGCCGAACCAATGCACACAAGTAAGGAAGGATCCTTCGGTTGGATGTGTTCTTGACTCTATCCAACGAATAAGTCGTATTGTTTCGTAATATATATCGTCCGTTTCTTATTCCATTTGGGGTACTGAACGGAGCTGATACATAATCAGAATCCGGATAACGACAAGCTATGGACGATTCAAAACCAGTGAAACGTTCATCTTCTGTAATACCGTAATCCATATCCAGGAATGAAACTTGCAAGTCTGCTCCTATCAAGTAGTTCAGTTCGCTGTTGCCCGAAGCCAACTGGATGGAAACGGAGTCATCTGTCCAGTCGGTGATGATTTCGGTACCGTTGATATAGCAGCGGTTGTCGGCCATCAGCACCGCCTGACGTTTCTCCTTGATTTCACTCACGTTGTTCAACCGATGCAGATGGGCATAGAGTGCCGCATTGGTTGGATTGTTCAAGGGAATCTTGAAGTCGTAGGTATATTCCCCGTTCTTGGTGAAGAACGAATTCTCTATCTTGATTTCTGTGGAAAAATCCGCTGGCAGAACCACAGCCGTACCATCTATATATAAACTAACCATAAGTCACATCCGTTATTTTTACTCCCATCGAAAGCCCGTTGAAGCCCCCGAATATCTGATATTCCCATTCGATCTTGTCATTCAAGTCAATTTCTACTCCTATGCAGTTGTGAGTAGCCGATTCACGGATGGCTTTTCGAAGCAGGCGCATGATATCCTGCAGCGTTCCATAGTGCAGCATTTCGCCATCATCCGTCTGACTGCCCGGATTGGCTTTCTCCACCACGAAGAAAAACAAGGATTGGACATCGGTCGCATTGTCATCGGTACCGCTACCCACTACATCCGGATAGTTCACACAGAGACATACCCCTTTCTTGTCCTTTATCTTTTTAACGATGTGCCCTTCATCCACTCCCATTACAAGGTGTTCTATCAGTACTACATGTGTATTCACCTCGTTCATCAGTTCGAAGCACCATTCTCTGAATCTCGAAATCGGTATCATATCAGTCCGTTTTGGTCGGGATCCGCAAAGCGGAAGGAGAATTCAACTGCCTTCAGCCTGTCCTTGCGGAACTCGCGTTCATAATTCTGTTTACTTACAATAATCGGGTACCACTCTCCGTCTATCAGAATCTCCGCTTCACGGGTATTCAGGAAGTCGTGCCAATACTTGTACTCGCTGCCGAGGAAAATCACGCCGCTATTTGCTGTATATTCATCATTGGCCCGTACATCAAACTTCCGCTCGACCCCATATAAGTAACCTGTTGAAGCCTTTTCCGCACCTTTGAGTTTCACATCACCCACACAGCTCACCGTTTCGGGCGCATCATACACGTTGCGGTACCGGAACTGGAACACTTCGGCATAGTGATTATGGTCCACCACATAGCAGAACTCGACAGTACCGGCCTTAATGATATACTCACCCACCGGAGTAAAGCCCAACAGAGTCGTTACTCTGTCCACGCTCACGTTGAAGGTAGTCACGTCCGACACCGTACCCATGGGAACAGTCAGCAAACCACCATACTCATCTACACCGCTCACCGTTACATTCACTCCGGCTGCATTCACCGTAAGCCATTCCGTCACTCCTGGACGGGTTATCTTGATGTTGCCATTCGTCAGGAACACCGGATTTGTCACGCCCTTCAGATAACGGCACGAAAACAACACATCGCTGGAGCATTGAAACCCTCCGTTGATGTAAAAGTTGAATGTACCCTTCATATGGTCTTGTTCATAATCATCCGAGGTTGGCCAAAGTCCCCATAAGGCTTGTGCTAAGAACTTGCCCAACTTGTGTGTACGCACCTGCCAGTTGGCATCCGGCACATAGTCCTCGCTCAATATCGTTTGGCTTCCATACTTTACACTGAAGTTTATGGTAGAATCGGTATCGATGATGAAGTCGGTCATATTCATGGCTACTTCATTGGCCGATGGTTGTTGCAGTATCGTCATAATAAGCAGAATTTGTTGTGTCTGTCATTCTCGGGCAGCAGACTGATGTCACCCGTGTTCCCGTCTCTCAAGTCCTTCATCTGGACTATCCAGTCCTTGGCATCCTGCTCTAGCCAGGAAGCTAGTCGTTTCACATCATCAAGTGAAGCGGGAAGGGATTCGCGCATCCCGTTTTCACTCATGTAGCTTCGTACTACACCGCCCGGAATCAGTTGTAACGGCATTCTGAGCAGGGCAAGTGACATGCTGAGCAAAGCGGTCGCTTTACATGCTGCAAAACGTACTTCGTTCTCAGGTGTAGACCGGTCAGCCAACAGTTCCGCCCATTTCTCCGTGCCGTATGCCGGACGGATATAGCGCATCTGCACCTCACGGATGAATCCTACCATCAGCAAGTACATCCGCTCGCTCGACTGGATGGGAAAGTACTTGTCGAACTCGCGACCGCTACGGATAAGCAGCGTGTCGGCCAATTTCTTCTGCTCGCTCTCCATCCATTCCTTCAGCTCAGTCTTGTTGAGATAATCTATCAACTGTTCTACAGCCTGATAATATTCCTCCATATGGATGGCATCGTCTCGGTCCAGCTGCCACTCCCAGGGTATCTTGTCGGTACCGTCACTGGTCACTACCACCTTGCGCCCACTGTCTTCGTGTGAAACGTCGTTCTTGCGGTACATCTGCAAGGTTGCCATGATAGCAATAGGACGCTGCACAAGCTCGATGAACTTCGGCACATCGGCAATCTGTCCTTCACCGGTACCGGATTCCTCATTTTTCTGATACGCATCTATGGCACGTACATATACGTCATCACCTATGACTTTGGTGAGGTAATAGGAAGCAGACTTGATGTCACTTTTTATCTTATTAAAGTCATTGTTGGCATAATAGTTGCCAGTCAGATCACGCAATTCTTGCGCCCCATTGTTATTTTTGTTGAATATCATTTCTTCATCTCCTTTCTCAAGGCTTCTGCCTTGTTATGGTCATCCAATAGTTTCATCAATACCCGTAGCAAAGGTGCATCATCAGTATCCTTTGCAGACCCGAACACACCACTTTCGGCTACGGAAAACAGGATGCTGTTCAGTCCCAACGACTGATCTGTCACATCCTCACTCTTCGAACGGCTGAAAACGGGTGCAAAACACACCTCGTGTCCGTCGATGATGAACGTCCCTTCCGTAAGGAACCTGCAGAAGCTGCTGAACCAAGCATACACTCCCCACTTCAGGAAGTCCGGCATCTTATGGATGCGGTTGCAGTACAGCTGTATCAGATTGGCATTGAAAGGTTCACGGTATTGCCCCAACTTGCTGTTGCCGGCATTGCGGTAAAGCACACCGCATAGGGCGGTCAGCATATCCGGACGATGCTCCTGCGTATAGTTGTTGCAATAAGCCAGTGCATGGCGGAACTCTCCGAAAGTCAAGTCCGCACCATGGGATTTGGGTCCACGGTACCTTCTCCATTTCGGCAAGAGTTGTTCTGTTGAATCAAAGGTCAGTTCGATAACACCGTTTTCATGTACTTTCCACATCCAATCCAAGGATTTGGCGGCATTCTCCAGTACCGCCAACGGTTCGACTGCACGGAATCCCTCACGCCATCCACGGCCTCTCAGTACAAAATATGCCCATGAGCGTTTCACATCCATCAGACTGATGCGGTTATCACTCTCCAGTCTGCCACGGAGTTTCAATAGATGACACCACTCCGAAGGTGTCAGTTCCTCCCAACAATCGGGGAAAATGATTTCTTTCTTTTCCATGGCTATACTTGGTTAGTGGCACGTTCTCCGGCCGTTACATTGTCCTCTTTGTTGATGACTTTTCGGTAAAGCCCCATAAAAATGCCCTTCTTGTGAGGGAAATTGATGCGGATAGCGTCATTGATAGCCTCCAAGGCGATATCTTCGGGAATCTGCGTATCGGCACCATAGAACAGTTTCAGCGCATAAAGCATCTGGCTACCGCTGTCCCCCTTGCCGTCGATGATGATGTTGGCCAATGCCGGATTCAGTCCGAGTCCCGAAGTGGTCGAAGAATCCGCTATGCGTGATATCTTGGTCAGTGCATCGATGTACTTGTCAATGTTCATTTCGATAGGCTCTATCTTCCAACTTTGTTCATGGCCGTCCACATCAATGAAATCCACACACATGAAGAACTTGCCGGCATTGTTCTTGCCCGCCATCACTTCGGCTATCTGTTGGGCGAGCGTCTGTTTCACATCATCCAGTTTCCGTAGAATCTGTGCTTCGTTCAGATCCGGCTGTTTGTCTTCTATTAACCGGCGTTTCTCCTCCCAATAGCCTTGCGGTACATGCACGATGTAGGCAGCTGCTATCATGTTGTTGTTCAGATAAGCGATGATTTCGGGCAAGGTATTGGCATCTGCCATCCATGGAACGGAGCCATAGAAGGAAGAGAGAGAATAGAAATTGCGTCCGAAACTACGCATGGAATGGTACTTCATGGCCACTTCATGTTTCGAGGGATGCCATTTGTCGAACACCGGGAAGAGTTTGTAGGTTGGATTCGTGTAGGCATCGAAGTCACCTACCATGATATCGGTCACATCATCCACCCTGCGTGAGTCGTTCCTTGGCCAGACAAGCCGGCAATCAGCCGAAGGAACACACTCCAGCGAGTGAATCCAAGGCTTGCCCACACGGACGGACTTGCCTGAAACATATTTCACGAAGCAGCCCTTCAGGTGGTTATATTCCATCAGCATTTGGCGGATAAAGCCCCGATAGTCCCAGCTGTCCAACCAGTTCTGTATTTCATCATCCTGCATCCAGTTCTGCACCCGTTCGTTCTCTTGCACTTCCAGCGTATAGAGCATTGGCCCTTGTCCATATATCAATCCAAGTTTTCGGTCAAGGATGCCCGGTGCCAAGTTGTTTTTCTCCAGTATCCGGCGCATGTTCTTAGGCAGGTTGTTGTCCGCTCCCCATGGAACGACACGCACTCCGGCCACCGTTATAGGATCCATATCCCAACTGGTGGCATCGAAGCTCAGAAACCGCTCGAAGGTATCATTCAGACTGCCCTCCATCCGCACGGCGTATGTGCCCACCTCGGTAGGCACAAAATGAAAGTCTCCAATTCTTTTTGTCTCACTCATAACTATCTGTTGATGTATATCCGGGACGCGTTCAAGTACAAGTCCCCACAATAATTCTTCACTATCTCACCCAGGGAATCAATGTGCATCCGGATGACGGAGTTGAACCAGTCCTTCGGCTTGCGAAGATCATCACGGTTGGTCTTCTTGGTGATGATGCGGGTACCACCCTCCATGGCATAGCCACGGCCTACACCCAGATGCACATAGATACCCTCTTCGGCAAAGCTGAACCCGATGCTCGTTATCTCTTCGCCAGCCCGAACGGTCTTGCCATAATGGCGATAGTTCTGCTTCAAGCTGGAGGAGAGATGCACATCCTTGTCTATGTGTTGGCCGATGCTTGTCACCAAGGCACCATTAACCATTTTACCCCATGCCCGCACCTGACGGTTGAACTTGGCAACCGATTTCTTGTCGAGTTCACGTTGATGGCGCTGGGTAATGCCCGTATCACCTTCCACGATAACCTCTATCGGCCATGTCCGTCCACCCAAGGAGTTTGACTTCTGTCCCCAACTCCTTCGGTTCGTCATCGTTTCGGCCTGTCTCTTCATGATTCCCATGCTACAAAAGTACGATACAACTACCTCAGATAAAAGGACAAAAAAAGACCCTGCCCACTCTCACGAGTAAGCAAGGCCACGCCCAAATATTTAGCTATGTATTTATTTTTCTGAAAGTAATTGATGCCTGGATATATAATCAGAATCACCGATATCACCTTTCTCCAGTCTCTTCAAGTCCGTACGATCATACGTTATGCGTTCGCCTCTATCAGTTTCTATATAGTCCGGAGTAATTCCCACCTCAGCTTTCACTTCTGCAGCAATGGCCAATGCCCACTCCAGGTCAGTCACATTCTTCAAGGTATAGACAATCTTCATTGCTCACCCCCTTTCTCCGGATAACGGATATAATATAAATCAGTACAAAACTCCATGAATTCTTCATTGGGAAGTTCATCTTTTAGAGGAGATGCTTCAAACAATTTGAGCCAATCACCCAAAGATATTCTTTCTTCTGGAATAGAAACAGAGCATACATGAGTAAGACAATTATTGCTCATTGCTACCTCCTTTCTCCGTTTCCTTCAGAGCGGATTGTATGCACGATACCAACTCACGGAGTTCATCGGCCGAAGCATCATCAATCACCGAGTTGCCATCAAACCACACCGTATAGATGTATTCACTGGTCTGGCCACCGACATGCTTGCGTGAAGATGCCACATAAGTAACGGCATCATCCACCAATTTACGGGCACGTTTCATTTCATACCTCCTTTCTCTAATCTCGGGTAATTAACTTCATTGAAACGATATTCACCAACCACTTTGTGGATGTAGAAAGATGCAACCGGCTTATCCGAATGGCCTTTGGGGTATATGGAGAAATAGAGCGGTGTTTTAGTATCAATGTGAACCTTAGACATGACAAGGGGTATCGTGCGAGGATGTTTACGGTCAAAATCCTGCAACTTCACACGAATGGTTTCTATCAAGGCATCCTTAGACAATTCATTCGGGAGAAGATGATGAGCAAATGAGCCCAACCATTCTTGAACTTCTACGCCCTTATGATTGACGGAATTCCAAGTGTTGATTTTAGATACGAAGAACATCATTTGATACCTCCTTTCTTGCAAAGAGATAACGACACAACGAACCAAAGCAGCATCAATACCGCTGCCATGGGCGACAACGTACATGCACATACCAATGCTGAGAACGCAAGGCAAGCATGGCCGATGAGCAATACCTGTCGGTTGGAAACTGTGCTCTCCAGTACAGAGGAGAACAATGAATTATCACTATTCAGCCATACAATAAGGGCTGACAATGCTGCAGGCTGCAGCTTGAGGGTTGTTTGTTTTTTCATTTTGTAACGCGGTAAAATGAATTGAAACTTTATGTTAATTAATCACCAATTTATGTCGATTAATATACACGGGAAAGGGAACTCTCAACCCAAAAAATTAAGACGTACTTATCTAAAAAAGAAAGTTCCGCTTTCCCGTCGCGTTACACCTTGAGAAGGCAGTGGGCGCATTAACGCTCCACACGGGGGTCGGAACTATATCAACAGAACATTTTGCTGAAGTCAGCAAAATGATACGGCCTGGCACAAAAAAAGCCAACGGCAAATGTTGGCGAACTGACTCGCCTTCCCAAAATGTAACGCACTGCAAATATAGGGAGAATTTTTGAATTTACAAAACCTACGGAGAAAATAAGTAAAACACACGGTAAATATAAGTATTTTACATTTGGAAACAAAAAAGGGCTCCAGCCATAGGCGGAACCCTTTAAAGTGCATTTAATTATAAAGTGAAAACTTCTACTATGCGAAGGTAGTGATTAATGATTAAACAAGTACTTGAAAAACAAGTTCCTTAATATATCTTTTGCCCTCACTATCGATACCGGAACTACAATCAGAAGTTACATGATATGTATATATCTCTAAGCCAGAAGGCATAAAGGTATTCATATATTCACATACCAAGTCCTCCAAAGATTCAGCACTCCCATAATAATAAGATTCACACACCACTCTGACTAGAGTATTACCCACTTGTTCAAACAATCTCGCACTAATCGGGAAATTAGTTGAAAGTCCTCTTTTTGAATAAATAATTGTTACCATATCTTTTAAAATTTTTAGTTATACCGCAAAGTTATGACAAACATTTTTATAAACCAACAGAGTAAATATTTTGCTAATAACACTATAAATCATTTGTTTATACCATACATTGTATGTGCAAAATCGTTACTTTTGCAAAAAAGGTATTAGATATGGAAGAAAAATATAAAATCACCGATGAAAATTTAATGATATTATCATTGGAAGTCATCAAGTTTTTTCACGAAAGCATGAAAGAACGTCTAAAAGATCTGATACAAACCTCACGGGACACAACAGAACGAAGCTATAAACTGATATCTATATATATCGGTCTGCTCACTTTCGGCTTCGGATATCTCTATGCAAATCTTGACTTCAATGCAACCTGTTATGCTATAATAACCCTTCTTATAGGCATCATTAGAGCCACATATTTCATCTTATTGGTACTGCTACCAAGAACCTATATGCCTATGGGACGAAATTTTGACGAACTACAGCCGAATGAATATGCCAATGGGTGGAATGAAAAAGTCACAACAGAACTTCAACAAAAACTAATATTGCGAAATGAAATCATATCATTAAATGACGCAATAGAAACCCAACACAAGTCTAACATTAAGAGAGTGGAACAATACCGTCACTCCCTCAATTCTACGATATGGGGAATTGTTGCATCGGTTGTTATTTTCATCCTATTCTCGTTTTTCTAAGATTTGAATCTCTGGTGACTCTGTACTAGGTTCCGGTGTTACAGGAACAGGTGAAGGTGTCGATGGTAATATTACGATAGTAGGTGTATTAGACATAATCATAAATGGCGAACCCCTTATCAACGTGCGCCGACCGGAACCACCCGGAACCCGATTTTACGGATTACACGTTGACAAGGGATTCATTTTATTGGTTTTAATTCGGCATCACAAATATAAGCATATTTTCTGAAAACTTCAAAACATCAAAGCATTAGTATAAAAAAAAGGTCCAGCCATAGCTGGAACCTTTTAAAATGCATTTACTAATCAAAAGCGAAAACTTCTACTTTGCAAAGGTAAGGAAACTTAGATTTCTTTTGATTTATCGTATAACAGAGATATAACATTTACTTTATTCAAAAGAAGCAACCTTCTGATATCTCCTAAAGATTCATCCTTATTCTTCAAATAATACTCAATCAACTTTGAAGTTCTATCTTCTAAATCCATAGCTTCATCAACAATACTCATAGATAATTTTTCATCAAAAGGCTGCACCAACGTCTCCAGATGATCAAAGAAACTATAAATATATTCTTGATTATCTGCAATAATTTTACTTTGGCACACCAAAATATCCATTTCTGACAAATAAATATTATCTCTAATATTCTCTACATCATTGGACACTTTTTCTATGAGTTCCTTATAAAATTCATTTATCGAATCTATTTGAGGTTGAACAATAACACTCAAATACCACTCTCGTTCTTTAACCTTAATGTCTTTATCACTAGCCTCTTTTGATTGTTTTCTGCTTAATTTCATTTCATGACGAAATTGGCACAATACTATAAAAAAACCAGCACACGATAAAAGCAATGTCAAAAAATCATTGAGAGACAAAGACCATAGGAAATCATCCTTTTCTGAACAATTCAATATCCCAACAAAATTGCCGGACAATAAAGAGTCTTTTAAACAAACATAAATCGTATCTGTCATTCAACCTCCTATTAGTCTAATCCTGTTGATTTATCCAATTCATTTTCAGCCTTCCGATAACATCCTTTCAAATTACGTTCAATACTTGGGTGAAGGGATTCTTCCAATTTAGATAAACTTATTACATATTTCTTTTTAAAGGACTCTATACTACCAAGCTCCTTTATACTGTCAAAAAACAGACCAAGGAAAAAAGATGTATTAAAGGATGTAGTACCTTCTGGGATATATATGGTATATTCTTCAGAAGTTTTATCCTTCTCATCCAACTTCAACTCTTTTCGAACAGCTTTACCTTCAGGTCGACCTGTAAACAGCGTACTACCAATACCCCGATGAGCTTTAGTTAAAAAAATATCATTATTCATTGTGGTTATTATTTAATATTTCATCAAAAAACTTTTCATTTAAAAATATTCTACATTCTATAATGGTACCTGGAAAGAACTCATTATAATAATTCAAATATTCGGTATCAGGCAACAAAGTTAAGTCTTTTTCTTTGTTTAATGATAATTTAAGGTGTTTCCCTTCAGCATATGGAGCCACTTTATTATCACACGACAAAACAGTATGTCCTGAAATTATGTTCAATCGTGGTATGAAATCCGGATTCTTATTCCCAAAACTTCCAATCTGAGAGAAAGCATCCAAAAACTGCATTGTTCCATTTCCACGAGAATCATCCTCATATTTTAAACGACTTATACCTTCATTAAGCATATAAAGCATAAATAAGGATTCTCGTTCAAATCTATTATGCCCTTTAAATAATAGTCTATGCTGGTTATACTTATTATCAACTTTTGAGTAATTATCTTTATTCAAGACTTTTGTACCCTCAAAACCTTGATACATGGTATTACCAAAATTCATAATAACAAGGTTTAGTTCTACAACATCTTCATTTTTTATCGTTTCATGAAAAGCAATACCATTTGCATACCATTCACAATTATTATGACTATGATCCTCTGCATTATTCAAAATCTCAGAAACAAGAGACTCAATAATATTCAAGCCATCAGAAGTCAAACTTTTATTAACGGGTTGAAGTGAATTGTTAATGAATTCGACAATTTGAGCAACAGCCTTTCCTTTAGTATTTTCTTGATAACTATTTCTTTTCTTACCTTTTATCAATTCGAAAGGTAATACTTCGCCATCACCATCCTTGAAATCGTCATATTCATAGAATCTTAAACTATGCAAATACTTTTTTACTTCAAAAGAATGATATGAAGGTATTATCTTTAATCTTCTTATATAATGATTTTCATTGATTCTTTTATGCCTAATTTGCCCTAAAAGAAACTCCTTATACAACACATCAATCAATGTAAGCGTAGATACAGAGACATTACGACATTGAGAAAAATCAATCGTCACATCATTTTCTTTATTCACAAAAGTAGAAATCAGTTCTCTAAAGAAATTAATGCAAGCATTAAAATTCGTGTAAAAAGAGAAATCCTTAGGTACTGTTATCTTATTTTTCAAAGACTTTGCAAAACCTAAATTATTCATAAAATGGTTTACAGCAAATGGCAAAAGCACTTTATGAGTTAATTTCCCAGTAATTTGTACACCATATCGTCTTATTAACCTTGCTGGTCTTTTCCTTCTATACCTATATATTTTTTGTTCTGCCAGCCATTGATGACTTTTATTCATCATATCTTAATAAATCGTAATCGTTGACAATTCACTACCAATCTCCCGGATAGTATCCAAAATCATCCGTTCACGCTCAGCAGACGGTTTTTTCAAGCCTCTTATATATTGTGCCAACAAACTTTGCTGAATACCCAACCTGCGAGCCACAGCCGAAGCGTTTAATTCCGGATGAGTAAGGAAGATTCGTGAGATACCCGTAGGCTCCGGCATATCATACTCAAAGCTCTCATAAGAGACATCTTCGTCAATCTCTTCCCAATGAATGCCGAACGCACCCAGTTCGTAATCATTGCGCTGTTCCTCTGTTGCATTCTTCAATCTCTGGTAATAAAGAATCGATTGCCACAAGGTACGCCCGTCATCCGTTTCAATGTAGATGCGTTCACCTTCAAACCAAACTCTTTTTGCTCTCATAAATACCTCCTTTCTTATAGTGGAGATATACGGCTTACTTGCCGTATATCTTAATCCATTCTGTAATGACCAATTCCTTGTTTTCCTCGATGATGCTTTCTGCAAGTTTCAAATCCTTAGGTTTCATACCTTTGTTATCCATAAGGCTTACTTCCTCACCTACTTTGAATTTCGCTTCACCATCTTGACTGATAACATGAACATGAATAGGCTCATGGTCTCGGACATAGATTCTAAACTTTAAACCGAATAAAATTAAAATTGTTGGCATATCTTGTTCCTTTTTGATTACACTACAAAGATAGGTAATTATTTTATTACCAACAAACATTTAGGTAATTATTTTATTACTTTATTGAATAATTTCCCCTCCGTGGTTCATGGAACGGAAATATAAATGTTAAGGAAGTACACTTCCCTAACAAACAACCGGGTCCCATTCCGTTTTGCTCACGAAATTTATTTCAGGAGCAAAACGGAATGGGGGCCACCCAACCATAACGGCACAAAAAAAGCAGCCCCTAAAGGCTGCTTCCCTACCCTTTGCCGAATTATTCAGCAATCAAGAGCGTTTCAATTTCCGAAATTTTGGACTTGATACGGCCACGCATGAAACCGATGAACTCCACCAGCACAAAACGATTCGACAAGGCGAAAATTTCTCCGCTACCATATCCACCCGAAAATTTCAGTTTATAGTTGGGCGAATTGAACCCGTCCTCCTCTCCTAACTTCGACTCGGCTGCATCCAAATCGTCCAAAGCAGACATAAATGCGCTTCGGTCGTTGGAAAGCTTCTTCTTTCGTTCCAGGTCTGCCAAGCATCTTTGGAGTTCTGCCGTCTTGCGTTCGATTTCGGCTTGCAGTTCCTCGGCTGTCTGCTTCTTGGTCGGCTTCTTCTTTCCCTTGGCTTCTGCCTTGGGTGCTTCATCCACCTTTGGCGATTCTTCCACCTTTACCGCTTCAACTGCTTCCGCTACTTCTTCGGCCTTTGGGGCTTCTTCCTGTGGATTGTTCACGATGGGCGCAACTGCTACCATTACAGGGTTTACAGACTGAGCAGCCATTTCTGCCATTACCTTACTCACTTTCTTTGCTTCGTTTGTCTTCATAATCTTGAAAATTTAATGTTTATAAATAGGGTTAATTGTTTTTCATCGGTTGCACTTGACAAGCTGCGAACACATGGCACACGGGAAAATAGTCCTCTTTTGCTTCTTCTTCGGTCTTTCCGGCTTCGGTCGCTGCTTCCTTACTATGGCTACTTGCTACGGGTTGCGCCCAAAGCAAAATGGCCTTTTCTCCTTTCTTCACTGTAAAGCCTTCCTCTTTCCATTGGCGGAAAGTCTTTAATTCCTTATATCCTCGGCTTTCGTAGTAGTACCGCAACAATCCGTTAACTGTGGGGAACTCGGGGAATAGTCCTTGTTTTGACAAGTTTTGTAGACTTGAAGACAAGTCTTTAAGAGCAGCTCTTCTTTTGAGCGCTTCTTCTTTCTTCTTGGGGTCATTACTCTTTTTCATGCTTCTATTATTTCATAATTGGAAAATCGTTGGAAATACTCGCTTTCATCAGCAAATAGGCACAGACTTTGTCCGTCCGAAGTTGTAAAATACACCTCTAGTCTGTTGGTAGTGTCTACCTTGTCCGTTACTTCATAAGAACCGAAAATTTTTGTTAGTTCGGCAATCGCTTGTTTGTAGGTAAAAGTTTTCATTCGGTAATTCATGGCTTGATAATTTTATGATGAACCTTGAGCTCGGTGGGTGTGAGCCTTTATTCGGCTGTTTCCCTGATTGGAGCTTTTTTTTTCTGCGTCGCCTGTCGCTACGCGGTATGTTTCGCCTTTTTTACGCTGCCGACAAAGGTGCTGGATAGAGCAAGAGCAAGTTTTTCACGGAAACCATCGGCTTGAATACTACCCGAAGGGCTGGAGATTTTTACGGAAACGTTGCTTGAACTTGAGCCAGTGAGAGGCGGCATTTACCTTTGCAGCACAAAAAAGCGGAACTGCGCAGTGATAGGTGACAGAAATGAATGGCGACAATCAGAAAAGGAAACAGCCTAAACAATACAGCGGAACGCTACCAAAATAAAATGTTGGATGATGTGGGTGAAGTTCTGAGGTTAAGCCTGCGTACTGAAGAATTTCAACCTCTTCAAGACAACTCAGACAATCAACAGAAAGCATCGCTTTCTACCACTTACCCGCGAAAAGTCCATGGGTATGGAGAGAAACGCATACGCATGGACTTTTCGCGGCGCCCGATGTCATTTGGGACAACTTTTTCTTCAAATGGGGCGACTTTACGCAAAAAAAAAGGTACTTGAAAATCCAAGTACCTAAAAACCAAGATACAAACCTCCCCCGTTTCTCAAAATTGAGAAACGGAATCGCACCGATGCCCGAGCCGCACCGCCCCCGACTTGCGATTGCAAGAGACAAAACAAAGGGGAAATGTGACGAAATCCCACCTCCAGCAAGGTTTGACCTATAAAAAAGCCCCTCCAACCACGTTGGAAGGGCACTATAGCATCCTTTGAAGCATTATCCTATATAAGCAACACCTTTAGACTGCCATACACGCAACCACTCCTTGCGCATCATCAGATACTTGAAAGCATCGGTCAAGTTAGTGGACTCTTTGGGCAGTCTTGCCGTAGGAAGCTTATCACCCGTCTTCTCCTTTACCACCATGGTTGCACCATTGCGGTCGGTTACAGACTTGGTCTTCGTTACCTCCATCTCACTCTTGAGATTACGGCAATTGTATTGGTCTATCCTGAGTGAGAACAGGCGGCGCTGGAGATTGCCCGCCATCAAGTCCTGCATGAACCGGTACTCCAAGTTACTGCCGATGTTTCCTTGGTTCAATGACATCAGCTGCACACTCCAACCCGTAGAAGAGCCATCGGCATACTTCTCGATACAATTCTTGATCTGCGTGGCCATATCCGACTTGACACGCTTGTAGTTGTTCATGGAGCGGTCATAGTACAGCTTCAGAACCTTGCGTTTCATCGGAGCGAAGTATGCCAGGAAAGCATCCGCCAGCTCACGTGCTGTCTGTGGTGGTAAAGAATAGAACTCTTTCAGCACATAGTAGGTACTACCTTTACGCTGCCCAATGACCATGGAGAGCATGTTACCGGAGTCCATGCCAGCCTCCAGATAGCTGCTTTTATCCAAGTACCTAAGTACAGTACAATCCTCCTGCCATGCCAATGGGTGCTTGTCGATGACATCATTGAGATAGCCATCGGCATAGAAGTGGCCGATGGTAAGATTCGGATAAAACAGCACACTGGATTCCAATTTAGGGATGATGGAAAGCACGTTGCAGTTCAAGCCCTCCAAACCTTCCGTGATTTCATCCTGGAACCATTCCAAACCAAGGATATCCGCATTGACGTATGTCGATGATATGAAGAATAGAGAGACGCGCTGCCGTGCCTTTATCCATCGTTGTTCCCACCGTTCCATGTTACGCTTGGCCAACTGCATGGATTTTTCCGCTTTCTCCACTTTAGATGCCAAGGAACGGTCTGTACGGAAAGCTTTCTTCAATACTTCATATTCCTGAAGATGGGAAACATAGGTCTTCTTGGTGTCATTATACACCAATCCGGCACGAAGGGCAAGCATGATTTTCTGCTTATCATTCTGCTTGGACATCTTCAGAATCCAGTCATATTCTCCCAAATGGTTCGGATTCGGCATATCGGTGGTAAGTGTTCTGCTTCGGTACCAGACTGAATCTCCGTACTTGACATAGAAACCACGGACGGCCTTCAACAAGTTAGTGAACTTTTCTTCCGGGAAGTACTTGACTTCATCACCGAATACACCGACATACGAACGTCCGGCACCGATGGCCATACGATCCAAAGAAATGAATGTGAAATTGAATCCCGTATAGAAGACCATGGTATTGCGCCAATCGGAACAGATGTTATACATACGGAGCTTCCATTCTTCGGGTGGAGATTCATTGATAACGTAGTGAGTCCCATATTCCCACCCCAACAATGCAAGCCCATCGATGAGCGAAGGAATCACATTCTTGTGCAAATCCGAATAGGTATCGGCCACCCATGCGAAGGGAGCACCGGGACAATCCATTGCAACTTCCTGAACCCGTTCCGCAAGAACCTGTACAGTCTTGGCAGAAGCACGACCGGCCACCCAATAGAGTGACCAAGGCATAATGATGGATAGCAGCTGTGCTACCCAATTACCGAAACGGACTTCGACATCATCCGTAATCCTGAGTTTTTTCTTCCGTGTCATCGAGCATTTCTTCAAATGAGGTTTCAATAATGTTGGCATCCCGTTTCAGACGTTCACGATCACGTTCCGAAATATCCGGGATGTTGTCAATCTGCTGAGCCAACAGATTACGGTCAATGGAAGGAATACCAATCATGTTGGAATCGGTTGTATAAAGCTTGATAGGCTTCTCCTTCGGTTGCTCTCTCTTGATTGGGTCTTCTTTGTCCAGCTGCTTCACCTTCCATGCCTGAATCTTCAGATTACCGTAAATCTCCATGTCCTTGGGCGATTTGGCCGAAAGCAAGACAGCCTGTGCAGCTTTCTGCAAATCCTCAAAAATCATGTTACGGTGTGCCCGGTTCTCGATGGAATCATCCAGATAGAAGAGATTGACCGCTTCGTTATACATCTCACGGGCACGAGGACGTGAACAATTGAATGGCTCATGCATCAACAAATTGATTGCCTGGTCACGGCCATACTTGCGATGAATGCCTACGATGGCATACAACGCATTGTAATATTCCTGTTCCTCGGGTGTAAGCTGCTCCTTGCAACCACTCTGGATATAGTCCTGCAGGACGTGATAATAACTTTTCTCAAACATCTAAATCACCGAAAAATACTTTGTTAATGTTGTTCTTGAACTCCAATTGCCCACGGAACTTGTCCAAGCGCTGCGCTTGGGTTACATTCTCACCCGTGGCCGCTGCATCGGTCATGGAAATACCTTCCTTGGCCTGCTGCAACAACTGTCCACGGTCATAATGATACTTCAGAGGTGAACGAAGCAACGTAAAGTAGAACATGAAATCACCCACTTCGATGTCATAGTACATCGCTATCTGTTGCGGTGTATATCCGATGGATGCCAATTTCTCATATTCTTCGATATTGATTCGACCGAACCATTTAGGACGTTCTGTCCAAACATTAATTGCCGATTCTGAATTCATATACTTTATGTGATTTAAGGAATACGTATTGTTCTTCAAGTGCATTCTCGCCATAGTTACCTGAACCTTCGACCACATAATGGCCGGATTCAGTATCCAGGCAAGTCACTTTCTTGTGTGTCCAACCATAAGTCAACGTAATGATGCCCTCATTGTGCAACTGTTTCAACCGCTGGAATATTTCCGGCATACGGAATTTCAGCGTCTCGGAAACATGCAGATGAATGGTACCAATCATCCCTTTGTCTCTCCATCGGAGCAAAGCATTGATGATACGTTCATTGGTTAAATAGGTCGCTATGTAGATATGTCTGACATAGCCGGCATTCTTGATCAGGTAGACAATGAACGTAAATGCCGTGAAACTTTTTCGGGTTTCAATGAAAAACGCCTCGCCGTTTTCAGGCAATCGTCCGCACAGTTCACGCAGATTGTTGAGTTTGAAAGTCAAGATACTTTCAAACCGTTGCGAAAACATCCGGGATTGACGTACTTCGCCAAACAATTCATCGAGGTCGAAAAATCTATTCTTCATCCAATAACCTGTTTACTTCGGCTAATTCCGCCTGATAGGCGTTCAACCGCTCTCGACGCTGGCCATCCAAATGCGGCTTGTCACCTCTTTTCATCTCGGACTGCACCCGCCAAATGTTATTCTCCAGCTGCTGCTTACGTTTCATCAGGTCCTTGACTGACATGACGAGCAAGTTCTTGCGACGAGCGAAAGCCGCAAAGATGGGATGTTTACCCAATATG